AACGACTGCTTCTACAGAGTCGTCGTTAACTATCCTAAACATCTCTTTCCCGTACACTTTAAATCGCGTGCCAGAGTAAGCTCTCATGAGAACAAAATCCCCGATCTTACAGTAGGGGCCTGAAGGAAACTTATCCTTGTCCTTGTATGCATCAGGTCCCATGTCCAGCACTTGTACAACCATCGTAGATATCTCTTCATTCTTCCTAGTGGCATCCGCTTTAAGAATGCCGCTCCCAAACGCCTCTTTAACCTCTGGTATCGCTACAAGTAAATGATACCCCGTAGGAACCGGAATAGCATCGGGAGTTAACTCTGGTGCTTCTGCAGCTGCTGCTGTTGTAGTACTCATATTTCCCCTTTAGTGCATGTCTTGGTCTTTTTCATAGGCCTCGACAAGAGCTGTGAGCTCGTGTTCTGCTCTGGATAACCCCTGAATGATCCCCGTCATATGGCGGTAATCATCATAGGTTGAAGCCGAACCTCGAGCTAAATCGGCGGACATCCGGTGTATCTCGGACTGTAACGCCTCCCTAAGATGCTCAGAAAAGCTAACTATCATTTGTTACTCCCTTCTTTGCCCTTACTTTGTGATGCTATACGTTCCCGCTCTAACCCCGCATCGTTCATAGACTTCTTGGCCTTATATGCGGCGTCAACAGTGAACTTCGTAGCAAGATTACGTTCTCTGGATTCAGCTAACTTAGTATCGTTCATAGACTTCTTAGCTTGGAACGCCTGATCTACCTGCTTGGAAATCTGGGCGTTATCCACTTTAGCGGCTTCAATCTTCATCTTGACCATATCTATCTTGTGGTCCATCTGATCCTTCTGCGTTTTGCGCTGGAGTTCCCCTTCCTGCAGCTGCATCTCATGCTGCTGCATCTGTACTACAGGGTCTTTAGCTGCTTGTTCCGCTTGTTGCGCTTGCATCTCCTGCATATTCTTCCCTGTTAACTTATCTGCAGCCTGCGCAACTACCCTAGATAACGCAACTTCAGCATCATCTGGCAGTTGTTGATCCGGCGGCGGCAGTGGCACTCCCAACTGCTCTTCTATCCCACGCCTATACATAAACGCCAGATGTTCGTTCAAATGGGCCATACCTGCGGCCATCTTTGCATCAGCCCCCGGTCCCTGCATCTTGAGCATCTGCTGGATCTTGGGGTCCTGCCCAAACGCCATATGCGCGGCGATGTGGGCCTCGTGGTCCTGATGAATAAACGCTTTAACAGGCTTACCGTTAAGCATCGCCATGTTCTCAGTCACTGGATCTGCCGGTTTCTGGTCATCATCTATCGGGATGAGTTTCTCGGCGTTCTTGATCCCCAACGTCTCTATCATCTGTCGGTGGAGCAGTGGTAAGTTGTATATCTGTGGTGCTGACTGCGCCAGCTGAAGAGCTGACTGGTACTGAGCGATTCTCTGGCTCATTGTTGACGCGTTAGGATCACTGACAGGGATAACCTCTACTACACTGTAGTCCTTCTGCCTAGCTGATGGACCTTCATCACCCTGCGCATCATAACCATAATCAGCTGGTGCGTTGTCCCGCATTATGCCCATCAAGATGAGCAGCTCGTGTTTCATCGCGGCATGTACCCGCGCCTGAATAGCTGTCATCGTCTTGAGCGTCCGCTCCAGAACAGCCAATGTAGAGCCAACTGGGGCGTTGGGCTGCATATCAGCCACATTTACGTCACTAACCGCTGCAAATCTACGCCCTTCGGCTACTATATTCTCTAGTAACTGATATAGAACCGCTGAAGGCTCCTTGAACGGTAATGGCATGATGTTGTCACGGATAGTACCTGTAGGTACATCTACATCACGGAACTCACCCGGCGCTATAGGTACATCACCACCCTTTATTCTGAGACCCCTAGTTCTGAACCCGCCCGGTAAATTTGAGAGTGTTCCAGCGTCAACCAGTTGTCTAAGTATTGAAGTAGCTCCCTTGGCGAAGCCCCCAACAAGATGAATAAGGCCAAAACCATAAAATCCAAAGCCAGGAATGTAAGTATAATGTGAAAAGTGTATACGCTTAGCCTTTCTTTCATCGTCTTCCCGCCAATTTCTATAGATAGACAGTATCGTATCAGAGCCCTTATCTATAGTTACTACATAAGGTAGCTCGATGCCGGTAAACTCCCCGTCTTTATCAGTATCTTCAAACCCTTCTATATCTAACTCACAGTGAATCTCTAGTAATGTATAGCGATCGTCTTGAGCTGCGTCATACCCGCCTAGCTCATCCTTCATCTTCGCTATCTCATCGCTATCGGCTACTGGGTCCCCAAGATCTACATCCCTGTAAAACCCGTTAACCTGCATCTTTCTGACCTCGTTACGAGGCCGTTTCATACGATGTGTGTATCTCTGAGCAGAGGTAAGATCGGACGCACCATAGCTCACAATAAAATCTTCTGCGGGTACAAACTGAGAGATGGGGCGTTCTAAAGACGAATCGTAGTACGTTTTCTTGAACGCAGACCCTGCAATTGGCAGATTCCACAACATTCGTTCATGTTCTGACCTATAGTCTGTCATGGTGCAGACCAGCGCGTAGTTCATGTCTTCACGAACACGGGCCGCTGCTTCGTTCTTTTCCCGTGTTTCCTCCCCTAAAACTATGGTTTTGACTGGTCCTTGGGGTGGGAACGTCTCCACAATCGTTTCAGACTGAAACTTAACAACCGCTTCTGCCAATAGTGGGTGGTAAACACCGAACGCACCTTCCCAAGGTTCAGAACGATCTTCAATCTTGAGACCCAGAAGCTCCAGTCCATTTTCAAGTGTCTCCTCCCAGTCAGCACGGGACAGTAAATCGGACGCATACGCTTCCATCAGATCACCAGCGATGACCCCCAGCTGTGTCTCATCAATGTGCTCAGCAAGGTTAGCCCCGAACTCGATACCTACTTCCTCTTCTCCGGGGACAATGGTGAGTTCTTCCCCACCAATACCTATAGTTACACTCTCCGGGTCTACGATCTCTATCTCTAGATCCGCTGCCTCTGACATCTGGTTCTCCAACCCTACTGGAGCCTCATATAGCGCTTTTTCCACAGCCATGCGTCAATCCCCTAGTAATAAGCCGCTCTCTTCGGCATAAAATACTCATCGTCATCCATACTTCTGTCTGACGGCAACGATATAAACCCACCCGTTCTAAATCTCATCAGCGCGTAAACCGTACTATCCACCAAATCATCATGCGGCGTAGCTGGGAACCCACACACTTCATCCACAACCTCTTCCGCCCATCGTCTGCCGACAGGGTACCACACCATCTTCGATGCGAATATATCCGACACAGCGTTCAACCGTGCTATCTTATCTCCACTAGCCCTTGTCGGTGTTATCTCCTGCACTGGCATACCACCCCTGCGCAGCTCCTGATACAGTGCGGTCCCTGCACTCTTCTTCTCCACCACGAACCAGTCCGGTTCCCACGTCTTGTACTCCTCGTAGGCTAATCTCTTCAACTCTGGGAACTCTAGTCTTTGCTTGATGCTGTTCAACAGGATAATGGCAGCTTCCTTCTCACCATCTTCATTGTCCTTATAGAACACGCCCCAAGTAGTCAACGCAGTGAAGTCAGCACGGTTGTTCTTCTCTGCCGCCGCATCCAGCGACATTATGATGTACTCGCAGGTGGGTGGATCATCTTTCACCCACTCCTGCCACCAATCTTTCTTGATTATGGCTGTTTCAGCTGATGTGGGGTTCTGCAGGTACTGAGACGACCACTGATACCCCGGCATCGAAGCCTTTGTCCGCAAGAGTGTCTCTACATCCCACTGTTCAGGCCATAAAGACATGAACCGTTCTGCTTCAGGGAGTTCACCAGAGACGCCTTTCTTCTCCAGTACCGCCGGGAATTCCACTATATCCCATTGATCTGCTTCAGGATTACGCACCATGTCCTGATGCAGCTTCCCAATCAAATCGTTCTCAGCCCATCTAGTAGCCACAACAGCCACTGAGCCACCGGGCATAAGTCTCGTTCTGGCACCGAACGCATACCAGTCGTATGCCTTATCGAAAATGTCGTAGTTGCCGTTCAGGATGTCCTGCTCGTTGTGGGGGTCATCGATCACTAACAGATCAGCTCCACGACCTGCTATAGCGCCACCGATACCAACAGCGAAGTATTCACCCCCTACATTAGTGCTCCACCGCCCTGCCGACTTGCTATCCGCCGCCAGTTCCACCGTAGGAAATATCTTTCTGTACTCGGCTGTCGCCACGAGGTTCCTCACCTTACGACCAAAATCTATAGCTAAATCAGCCGTATGCGACACCATCATGATCTTCTTGTTGGGGTAGTTACCTATGAACCACGCGGGGAAGAATATGGATGTCAGCTGAGATTTACCGAACCTAGGGGCGATACTAACTGTTGCTCTCCCCTGCTTAGTAGGCTCAGCCATCTCCTCGAGGAGTTTAGCGAGCTTCTTGTGGTGCGGTCCTACCATGTACTCTGGCATCATCGTCTTGGCAAACGCCAATAACGATTTCCTACTCTTGGAGCTGTTCTTACGTGTGGCAAGCTCCGTCGCTGTCCCCAGTATCACACCTTGTTCTTCCGGGGAGAACTTATGTAAGTTCTTCAATAATAAGTCTTTGTCCTCAGTACTTAGCATCTCTACTCACTCTACACTCCTCATCGCATGTAACCTGTCCAGACCCTCTTTTACTGCTTTGAGTAACTCTGACTGCGCTTTCAATTTTTTCCGTAGCTTCTTAATAGTAGCTGCTTTACGTGCACAGCAGTTATTCATCTCTGGGACCTTTGTTACCCGGTGCCCAGTTGTGGGTGGGGTGTGATTCGACCTCTGCGGGTTCACACTGAGGTGGTTTTTTATACTTATCAATCAAGTCCTTATGTCTACGTGAGTTGTGGAGGTTGGCCCAATACATCTTAACCAACGTTTCCGCTGTATAGAACTGGAACCACCAAGGGAAAAACGCATGGACCATCGACGCCAACCCCGCCCGGACCAGTATCCAGCCGTTGCCATATGCTCTGTGGAAGTGCACCCAGTACCCTTCGGGGGTGTCTGTAGCATTCGGATGTTTGGTGAAGGGGTTTATATTCGGAATTCTCATGCGTCCCACCTTCTGGCTAGTGCCCGTGATCTATCCACACAGTACTTGCATGTGTGCACCCCCTCGGAATCAGGTTGGGCCGCTCCGGGGTTGAACGTAAACCCACAGGCTACACACTCCACGCTGTTAGTTGCTTCCGCATACCAATAAATCGCTTGGCTCGCCTCTCTATCTCTTGAACCCATGTCTCCCGAACGCCTTTCCCATCTTCGCCTTAAACTCTTCTATCTCCTCTGACTTGACGTTACCCTGCACCCACATGGACGCAGTCTCATGCCCGTAGTTAATCAGGTAGTAGAAGTACTTCTCCACTTTGTCGTCTAAGCTCACACCCTCTCCGCTTGTCCTTCTATCACCAGAGCGTCCAGCTTAGACCGCAATAACGCTTCAAGTTCTTCAGTTCCGCGATGTTCTATCGTTATCTCCGTCCTATCCGTGAATATCCCCACTGTACTGATCTTACCTAACAGCTCCAGTGCTTTCAGCCTGTGACCTGCATGTTTGGTCTCTTCAGACTCTATTATCAGCTTACCTGTTATGTAACGTCTTATTTTATCAGCATCTTTTATCACGAGTTCGTCGTACTTGGAGAGCATTGCCTCCAGCTTTAGCACAAGGGCAGGTCGTCTCAGGTCTGCTGGAGTTGGTGCTGGGTTGATCGGGTCTTCACTGAACAGGTATCTGGCACGTGCCTCATCAACCTGCTGATCGCTTGTGTAGGTAGTTAAATCGGTACCCTCCAACTCGGACATGGCTATGACAGTCTGCGCGGCTTCATATATGGCTTCTCGTTGTTGGGGGTCCTCGGGGTATCCCAAAGGTACTGGCACATCGGAATCTATTACAGGGGATAGTTTCATTTTTTATAAAAAATTTTTGCAGGGGTAGCTTAAGGGATTGTATACCCTCGGGATATTTGCCTGTCAAGTGGCTGTAGCTGGGTAGACTGCTTGGAGGGGGCTGGTCTATATAGATCTATAGTTCGTAGAATTGGATAAATGGTCGGTCTATATAGATCTATAGTTTGTAGAATTGGATTCATTCGAGTGGAATAGCACAAAGAAAGAAGGGGGGCTTTGCCCCCAATTTGGATGGTGGGGGGTACCTAGCTGGTGGGGGGCCATATGGGGGATATATAGGTATATTGCTTGGCTGTTGCCCCTATATATGAGAAGATGGAATCGTGCTCAAGACAAAGCGAGCACGCAACAGGAGAAACAAATGGATATGTGGATAAGTAGTACGACATGCGACATCTGCGGCAAAGAGGCTACAGAACAAGGGGAATTTTTCTTTGACGCGAAACTAAATTGGTGCAACGCATGGGCTCTGATATGCGAGCAGTGCGTTATTGGTAACGTCTATGGTTTAGGCGAAGGCCAAGGCCAGCAGTACATAAGTAACACGCGGGAGAAGGTAGATCCTCCTACCTTCAACGTTAAGAGTTACAAACTAAACCCCATTGACGCTCTCTTATGAGAGCGTTCGTTACCGCGTTGCTGATAACAGCAGTGTGGATTCTTATCATGAGTATCGATGCGATGCTCATTCATTATTAGGGATAGCAAACGGCGCATGGATGCGCCTAACTTAGAGGTGAAACATTATGAAAATAATCCGCGCCTTACATAAACAACTTCTAACTTTATGGTACTCCATGAAAACGGGGTGCCGTCTATGCCCCATGCCGAGCCCCTATTATCAGGGCTTAAGCATGGGGTTCCACCCCATCCGTATATACCACCCGGAACAGGGGTGGGGCAAACTC